ATAACTTTTCGATAATTATCGAACAAAACTTTACGATTTTATTAATATCTCATAATGAATAGATATGCATAGATATTCATGATTTTATCATAGATTCAGATGGGGAGGGATGATTTATGATTGCATCAGAATAAAAGTATCGCCCCAGCTTGTTAGACTGGAGCGGTTTGGAGCTTAACGATCCATTATTAGTATTTTATAATCTGTGCTGTTATAGGTAGCTGTAAAATTATTTTGAAGATGCAGCCGAAAGTATTCAATTCCATCATTGAATTCGGGTGTTATAAAAAGCACATCATTATAAGTTGTTAATATTCTGTAATAATTAATTGGAAATCCCGTTACAAGTTCCAATACAGCTATTTTTAACATCATCTATACCCCCTCTGCTTCAGCCATATTGCATATTCGCGCCACTCCATCAGCGCCCAACCTCCTTCAACCTTTACCAGGCGGATGATACGCCCGTTCATAGCTTCGATAGCTTCCTTCTTAGTATCGTAGATTTCCATTGTTCTCTCCTTCCGTGGTTCAGTGTCTCTTGCTTCTATGATTATTATACCATGCTGCATTGAAAATGCAAGTGAATATTGACGTGTAAATATTGGCGTGTTATTATTGGCTTGTACCATTATACCATATCATGAATGGAGGTTAAACATGAGAAATCACATTAGACCGCTGCGTAACTACGTCGAAGAAACCATAATAACATGGGCGTTTACTGGAGTTCTCTCCGTCGCTATGTTATACTTTTCAAGTAGGGGGTGATCATCTTATGCCTAAGAAAATTAAGCCCTTAACAGGAACCTGTATTTACTGCGGTAAAGTCCTTACCTGGCCGGAGGCCGGCGCGGAATATGTGAAGACCAGGAGAAAAGACATCCTGTTATTCCATACGCAGTGTTTCGCGAAAGCGAGAGAGGAGAACAATAAATGGATGTAGGCGGAATTATTCAGATCGTCGGGAGCCTGGGGTTTCCAATCGCGGCTTGCATTGCGGTTTTTTGGTATCTGATGAAGGAATCCGAGAACCACAAAGAAGAGGTAAACAAGCTCACGGAAGCGCTGCAGAATAACACGATTGCACTCACAAAGCTCTGTGACGAGCTTGGAAAGGAGAGAGCAAACCATGAGTAAAACAATGTCAGGCTGCGATATGTCACACTGGGACGCATCGCGCTATAAAGAAATCCTGCCTTCACAGGAATTTGCCATTATCAAAGCTACGGAGGGAAAGACATCCTCCGACAGATATTTAGATATCCTGTTTAACTTCTACATGTCTGTCTGCGACAGTCGGGATATCGAAGTAAAAGACCGCTGTTATGGCTTCTATCATTACGCACACCCGGAGTTGAATTCTCCGGAAGAGGAAGCGCGAAACTTCTTAAGCAAGGTCGGTCACCAGGCAGGCCGGGCGCTTTACTGCCTGGACTGGGAGGGTAAAGCGTGGAAATGCTCCCCGCGCTGGGCGCGTGCATGGCTTGATTATGTATTTAAAGAAACAGGGGTAAAACCTCTGCTTTACACTTCAAGCAGCTATCTGTCTAACCTGGGCGCGGTGGCCTCCGGTGACTATGGTTTATGGGTGGCATCATACAGGAAGACAAAACCGGCAAAGGTTACGCCATGGAAATTTGCAGCCATATGGCAGTATTCAAGTACGCCATATGATCATGATATTTTCTATGGAGATGTCAAAACCTGGCACAAGTACACCGAACAGATAAAGAGGTGATTCCATGGCGCGCAAAGCTCTGACGCAACAGGAGTTATACGATTTATATCAGGCTGCAGAGGGCGGGAGTGCTTCCGCCCTCGCGCAGCTCCGCGAGTCATCGAAGTATTACGGCAAGAAGGGAAACGAGCGTATTACGGACTTCGAAAAAGCAGATATGCGCTCAGAGGCGTTAACCAGGGCACAGCATTATCTCGACACCCAGCAGGGACGGGACCGCTTCAGCCGGTCCGGGAAGCTGGACGCATACGAAGCATATAAGAACGCGAGCGAGGCACGGAGATTCCTCCGTGCGAAGACCGGAACCGTGGCAAGGGAGCGCAAAAGGGAAGCTGCCGTCATGGAGAAACTGGAGAAGGGCGGATATCTTCCAGAGGGAATGAGCAAAGCAGAACAGAAGTCTTTCTCTAAGTTTCTCCGGTCCTCCGCCTGGGATGAAATCAAAAAGACCATGGGATCACAGGTAATGCGCGAAGTTGCAGAGGGCATTTCAGAAGGTCAGGACATCGAAGAGTTAATACTCGCGTACCAGGACTATGAAGCCGGTCAGATTGACTTTGCGGAATTCACAGAGGGCTGGATCGATGTTTAGAATCGAAGTGGATACCATCGAAGGAAAGAAGACAGAGAAAGTCTATTCTATAGCAGATTTCCCTTATGATAAACACGCTCACGGGCGGGTATCGGTGAAGCATGGAAAGAATCCGGTCATTTACCTGGAGGAATCTGTTGCTTTCGATATCGAGACAACCAATATGAAAGATCCGGATCGTCCGTGGGCGTTTATGTATCATTGGCAGTTCTGCCTTGGAAAAGATGTAGTATTCGGGCGGAGGTGGGAAGAATTCGCGGAATTCTTACGGCGTTTACATGATGCGCTTTACCTGGCGGATAACCGGCGTTTAGTAATATTCGTACACAACTTATCTTTTGAATTTCAGTTTATGCGCTTCTATCTGCCGGATATCACAGAGGGCTTTTTTAAAGATGAGAGAAAACCTTTGAAGGTAGCCATAAACGGTTTTGAGTTTCGGGATTCCTACGCTCTGTCTAACATGAGCTTAGAGAAGTTCTGCGAGAATACAAAGGGAGTCATACATTATAAGCTTGTCGACACTTACGATTACAGCAAGCTCAGAACGCCCAGGACGGAGCTTAGCATGGAGGAAATGGCATACTGTTATAATGATGTCCGTGGACTCTGCGAGTGTATCGACGAATACAGGAAGCATGACAACCTCGCAAATATGCCTCTGACTTCTACCGGTTTTGTTCGTCGGGACTATCGAAAGGCTATGAATAACCGCCGTCTCAGGGAATCCTTTTTAGCCTCCGCCCTGTGGGCGGAAATCTACCAGCCATTAAAAGAAGCTTTCCGGGGCGGAAATACCCATGCAAATATTTACTGGGTAGGTGAGGAATGCAGAAACGTACACTCTTACGATATATCGTCCTCTTATCCGTTCCAGTTGATGGTGAGAGAGTATCCCATGTATAAGTTTATCGAAGTGAAGCCGGAGCGGATGCGTGACTACCTGACCGGCGGGAAGTATGCCATGCTGATTCACGCAGCCTTTAAAGACATAGAATATATTGGAACCTGCGGGAATCCTTATATATCTATTGCAAAGTGCCGGCATACGGAAAAGATTGTAAATGATAATGGGCGGGTACTGGCTGCGGATGGGGTGGTATTATGGCTTACGGACATTGATTTTAAAATCATCGAGAAGGATTATAAAATCGGGCGGGTGCTTGTCGATAAAGTCTATATATCGAAGTATGGACAGCTTCCGAAAGAATTTAAAGAAACCCTGTTAGGTTATTATATAGGAAAGACACAGCTAAAAGGCATTCCCGAAAAAGAATATGAATATATGAAGTCTAAGAACAAACTTAATTCTTCTTACGGAATGACAGTTACCGACATTGCAAAACCTGACTGGATATATGAGAACGGAGAGTATATAAAGAAAGAGAGCGACCTGCGGGAACGCCTGGACAAATATTATAGCAGCCGGAACAGCTTTCTGCCGTATCAGTGGGGCGTATGGGTGACGGCCTGGGCGCGGTGGCAGCTGCAGACTATGTTGTGGAAAGTAGGAGAGGATGTGATATACTGCGATACTGATTCTATCAAATATGCAGGGGATCACGCCTCCGAGTTTGAAGCAGAAAACCGGGAGCTGCAGAAACTTGCTGAACAGTTCGGCGCATATGCTGACGATTCAAAAGGCAGACGGCGCTATATGGGCGTATGGGAACCGGACGCAGAATATGAGACATTCAAGACGCTGGGTGCCAAAAAATACTGTTTCCGTCATCCAGACGAGAAGGAAATATATTCCACCATTGCCGGAGTAAGCAAGATGGCCGGGCGGGATTTTTTCACGGCTCACGGTTTCCAGGCTTTTGAAAATGAAACAGTAATACCGCACTCCGGGCATTTAGTTGCTTATTATAATGATGATAAACCCCATATGGTAACGGTGGACGGCTGCACGTTCTCGACAGCTTCTAATACTGCCTTGATTGATGGAGACTATACCATAGGACAAACGGCAGAATATCTTGATTTACTCGAAAAAGCACTTGAACAAAAAGCGTTGATAATGTAATATTTAAGTGTAACTATTAACACTTGAATATAGAAAGGAGAGTAATGCAGCGTACAGTTGAATTTGTCGTAATGGTGTTTCCCAGTGGGCGCGAGGAGTGGTTTACGGGAAATGAAGACAAAGTAAAAAGGCGGATTAACCAGGCGCTCAAACAGGGCGCGAAAATCATCCGTCGGGAAAAGAAGCTTTTCGAAGCAACCGACGAACAGTTTGTAACAGTAGCAAGGGAAGTAAAATTACTGGAAAGAGAGGAGTATGACGTATGAGTTTTGCAAGCAGACATAACCGGGGTAACAGATGGGATATTAAGACTGATAACTTTGAATATAAGAAGATCTCGGAAGTGGTAGCAGCTGACGGGGAGGATGTTCCTTATAAGGTATTTGGAGTCCTGTATAATCCTTCCGGGAAGTTCGGAGAAAGCTGCGCGGTTATCCTGGAATCATGTTTCGTAAACCTCCCGAAACATATGGTAGAGACCGTGAAAGAGATTCTTTCATCTTCCGAAGACGTGGAAGACATCAAGGCCGGTAAAGTGGGAATTGAATTTTACAGCTACCAGGGGAGCGACGGCAAGCCGTACTATTCGGCTAACTGGATCGATCTGTGAGGTGATAATATGATTGGTGTAGAAATTAAGAAAATTTATTCCGATGATTCCAGCGGAACCGAAGTGAAGAAGTTTAAAAACACTAAAGAGCTTTACAACTATGTTATAGTAGATTTCCTGGCTACTACTCTCGTAAGCGCACGGGAAGAATTGACACAAAACGAGTTTACAAGTCTCTGTTTGAATATCTGTGGTTTTATGTCGGAGTATTTCACATGAGGTAATTATAATGAAGTGGTACGAAATCAGGGCGGAGAATATCCGCCCTCTAACTGTAATAATAGGCGGGCGCGGTATCGGTAAGACTTACGGCGCGATCACATTTCTGATTGAGGGAGGAAAGAAATTTATATACCTTCGTAATACAGATGTGCAGCTCCGCGAGTCTGCTTCAGATTTTGGAAATCCCTTCAAGCGCTGGAACCTGGATCACCAGCGGGATATAAAGATACTTCCCGAAGGAAAACATTACACCATCCGGGAAGGTGAAGACGTTATCGGTTATGCCTCCGCCCTCAGCACGTTTAAAAACCTCCGGGGCGTGGATCTCTCCGACGTGGAATACGTTCTGTTTGATGAATTCATAGAGCGCGAGCGGATAAGGTTTGACCAGTTTTCCGCCTTTTCAAATATGTATGAAACGATAAACCGAAACCGGGAGCTGCTGGGAGAGGAGCCGTTAAAAGCAATCCTTTTATCTAACGCCCAAAAATTAGATAATGATATCCTGGCGGGATATGGTTTTATCAGCCGGATCGAAAAGATGATGGCATCCGGGCGGAGACTTGAGAAGACGAAAGAATATTCGATAGAGCTGCCGGTCTCGGAGGTATCGGAACAGAAGCGGGAAACGGCGCTTTATAAGCTGACCGCCGGAACGGACTACGCAAGGGAAGCTCTCAACAACGAGTTTGCCAATGATAGTTTTTTCGGCATCGGTACCAGGCCGATCAGAGAGTTTAAGCCGGTGATCCGGATCGATAAGCTCTATCTGTACAAACATAAGTCTGACGGAACCTATTATATATCCCGGATACCGGCACAGGTGGACGGCATCGAGAGTAAAGACAACTACGCGCTCTTTATGCGGGCGTGGGGGCTTCCGCTGCGCTCGGCCTACGCCCTGGGAAAGCTGACTTACTGTGATTTTACGGCAAAATCACAAATTTGCAATTTGCTGAATATATGATACAATAAACCAGAAGGGAAAAAGTTAAAATCCGCACGATCAAGCCGTGACAGGCGCGGACGCATGATCAGCCTTTTTCCCTTCCCTTTTTAGAAAGGAGTGTTCTATGCTGGATATAACAAATATAAAGGATATGACAGAGGAACAGCTGGCTGATCTTATAACAGACGCTGCAGGGCAGATCTCCAACCTGGAGGCGGAACGGGATTCCCTCCGGGAAGAAAACCAGGCTTTGAAGGATGAACAGAAGAAAACCGGCGAGGAGCTGCAGCGCACCAAAAGCTTGAATTTTACGCTTGCGCGTTCCTTGGATACAAGCAAGGGAAAGACAGCAAGCGCAGAAGAAACATTACATAATATGTTTAATTAAGAAAGGATGTGAAAAGATGACTACTGAACAGATTTACACTGTCGTAAATTCGGCAGCGACTCAGGCACTCGGTCAGGGTGCTATTGCTGCCATCGATACCGCCTCTTTTGTTTCCCTGGGAAATGCGGTTCTGTCTTCCAGTGTGAACACGGAAGCATTTCTTAACACTCTTGCGCAGAGAATCGGAAGAACTATTATTTCCTTCCGGGAGTACAAGAACAGGATGCGCGATCTTGTTCTGAATGATTTTGAGTACGGTGCGATCCTGCAGAAGATCAAAGTTGCCATGCCGACGGCAGAGGAAGACGAGAGTTATACTCTGACCGACGGACAGAGCATTGATCACTATAAGGTGAGCAAGCCTGTAGTGAATCAGAAGCTTTTCGTCACCAGGACTCCGTATCAGTTTAAAATCACCATTCAGCGCGAGCATTTAAAGGAAGCTTTCCTCTCTGAATCTGCTATGGGCGGTTTCCTGGCAGCTATTTTCGGCGAGGTAAGAAATGCTATCGAGTATGCGCTCGAGAATCTGGGCCGTGGCGCTTATGCTAACTATATCGCGGAAGTGGCCGGCGGTGCGCGTGAGATTAAGCTTGTGACAGAGTTTAATGGCCTTGGCGGAAATGTTACGGCAGCTACGGCCCTTACAAATAAGGATTTTCTTAACTACGCGTTCCGGCGTATCAATGAACACATTGACTACTTCCAGGATATGAGCGTTCTTTTCAATGATGGAAGCGCCACCCGGCACACTCCTAAAGCGGACATCCGGATCAAGCTGCTGTCTCCCTTCGTGAGAGCTGCGGAGACCGTGACACAGTACGCTGCTTTTAATGAAACGCTTGTTGACGTGGCAGGTAATTATACCCCGGTGAGCTACTGGCAGTCTCCCAATAACCGATCTCAGGTCATCGCGCAGCGCGCCTCCGATGATGAATCTACTACAGTTTCTAATATTATCGGCGTGATGCATGACCGCGACGCGCTCGGTATTTATCAGATGAATGAAGTGGTAGCCACAACTCCGATCAACGCAGCGGGCCTGTACTACAACCAGTATTATCATGAACGTCAGCTGTGGTTCAATGATCTCTCCGAAAACTTTGTTATTTTTACCCTCAATTAAGGCGGTGATGAAGTGTTTACAGTTACACTTTACCAGTTTGCAAAAAGACATAATTCTACCCTGCAGCCCTCCGGGGCGGGGGTAGAATTAAACTGCGAGCTGAAACAGCCCACCAGTTACAAGAATCCGACATTTACATTTTTTGTCGAGGATGCATTTCCCTGGAACTATCTCCAGTGGGATAATTGGTATTATTTCATTACAGATGTAATATCCGTACGTAACGACCTGTGGGAGGTTCACTGTAAACTGGACGTCCTGGCTACTTACAAAACGGAGATCGGGCAGACGAGTGCTTTTGTGTTGTACGATACCGCGCCCAATACGGAGTTGGTAGATTCCAGGCTTTCGCAGATTACAAGCGCGACAACAAATACCAATTTTGACACTCTCGATTTTGGTTTAGGCGCTTTTGTCATGCTTGGAATCGTGGGGCAGTCAAGCGTCAATCTGTGGGGCGTGGATGCGGGAACAGCTTCGAGTCTGCTAAATGAAATTAATAACTGGATGGATCGGGCAAATCTTTTGCCGATACCGGATCCGCCTGATATCAGCGGTTTTGATGATGTAGTGGAGGCTATGGAGTCGCTTATTGAGACAATGGGAGTTGTTGCTCATAACCTGACAACCGGCGTTAGAACGCTTATTTCTACAGGCAGAGCGCCCGACTGTATCAAGTCAGCTCTGCTTTTACCGCTCCCTGTTTCTGCATTTCCGGGAAGCAGTGCAACAATTTACCTGGGGGAATATCCTACAAATAAATCAGGCGTGAAAATATCACAGTCAGCACGGATCTCCCGCAGTGTTCATATTACCATACCGTGGCAGGCTTCAGACTGGCGGAGGAATGATGCATATACTAAAATATATGTATCGCTGCCGTATATCGGCACTGTGTCATATCCGGCATCGCAGCTTATGGGAGCTGATTCCCTGGGCATCGAATACCAGGTAACAGTAAATGGTGCCATAGTGGCGGAAGTATCCGCGAACGGTCAGAGGATCGGACGATACAGCGGAAACTGTGCCTCTAATTACATGGTCGGCGCTTCCAATATCAATCCTCTGTCAGGTATGGCGGGGCTGCTTGGAGGAGCTGCAGCAGCTGCCGGTGTTGCTCTTACTTCCAGTCCTGCGGGGATGGTGGGAACAACTGCAGCCGGCATCATGGGAGCTATCAATGGAGCGCAGTATCTCCCCACTTGTGTAGGCGGAGCCGGTGGCGGGGCATGGACTGACTCGTGGACAGCTACCGTCACAGTGGTATATCATAATACCAACGTGGATCCGGCGAGCGTTTCGGGCGCAATAGGCACTCCGGCGATGGCGGTAAAAACTATAGGCACTCTCTCCGGTTTTGTACAGACCAGGGCAGCAAGCGTCAACGCTTCCTGTTATGAGGATGTTCGGAGAGAGATAAACGGATTAATGGACGGAGGTTTTTTCTATGAGTAATAGATTTTCGATTGCTTTTGATGATCTCCGCCGTCAGTTTTTCGCGGAACGTCCGAGAGAAGTGGACGGAGTGAGAAACCGAAGCGCCATGTACTACAGGCGGTGGATGCTGCGCAAAGTGTTCGCAATCTTCGAATGGTCAGGAGTGCCGGAGTCCTGGGATATGGACTATCTGCAGACACATCTGTTTTTAGACGGCGGAGTATGCATTACTGATACAGACATGGGCGTTCTTGCGCTTCAGACCGGATGGAGCGGTATCAATGTATACAATCATCCGACGGAGTGCGTAATTGCAAATCCGGTGCTAGGAAGCTTCCGGCGAACAATCGGTAAGGACTGCGTGTTGATGAAACTGCAGTATGATTATTCCGGTATAGGCTACCTGCTCGACAGATATTCTTACCTGCTCGCTGCCTGTGATGAGGCTATTTCAGTAAACCTTATGAATTCAAAGGTTGCGCACGTATTCCAGGCGGAAAGCAAAGCGCAGGCCGAAACCATCAAAAAGGCGTATGACCGCATTTCTATGGGTGAGCCGATGGTTGTACTCAAAGATTCCGCTCTTATGTCAACCAGGGGAAATGATATTTTCTTCAATCATGTTAAGGAGAATTTTGTTGCGGAAGACGTGGAGATTCTTAAACACATGATTGTAAATGATTTCCTGACAGAGATCGGCGTGGCAAACAGTAACGCAGACAAGCGCGAGCGGGTGCAGTCTATCGAAGTGCAGGCTAATAACCAGGTAACAGGGGTAAACATTGTTCACTGGAAAGAGAACATAGAAAATGGAATCTATGAGGCTAACAATATGTTCGGTCTCAATCTTTCTATCAAAGTTAGGGAGGGGGTGCAGAGCGTTGAATCTTCAGAATCAGCTGGACTGGATGCCGTCGCTCCTGGACGGGGTGACACTTCCAGGGAATGATTTAGACCTTGATCTTTTTAAGTCGGTACTTATGGAGCGCTGCGGTCTTCTGAATCCTCTGTATTCTGAACCGGAAACAATGAAAGAAGTCATTTCCATATGGTTCAGAACGCATTCATGGAATATTGAGCGCCTGATTGCTCTCATCAAAACAAAGTATGCGCCTCTCGAAAACTATGATCGCCATGAGGATTTAAGCCGGGACAGGAACGACACCAGGAACCGGACGGAGAACCGGACGGAGAACACAACAGGAACCAGTACGGAGAATACCACCGGAACAAGCTCCGAAACGCGAACACAGCATTATGAAGAGGAGGGAACGGTTACCACCGATGAAGTAACGGAGAGAACCGTTGCAGCCTTCAATACTTCCGCTTATTCTCCGGCGGATAAGACGGATCATGACGCGACAACCACCACAGAGACATCCGGCGATACTACCGGAACAACCTCCGGGCAGACCGGCGGAACCGTGGCGGGGCAGACCTCCGGACAGACTGCCGGACAGACTGCAGGCCAGGAGGCCGGGCAGGAGGCAGAACACGCAGTAAACTGGATCCATGGTAACATTGGCGTAATGACTACGCAGTCAATGTTCCTGGAGGAAACAAGCCTCCTCGGAGGTTTCAACATTTATACTTTCATCGCGGAAATGTTCGCGAAGGATTTAACTCTTTCTATATGGTAAGGGGGTGAACATGTGTCTTACTTTGAATATCCACATACCAGGACTTATGATAATGATCTCGGCTGGCTGATTAAACACGTGAAGAGCAACCAGGAAGCGATCCAGGCGCTCGAAGCATGGAAAGCTTCCGTCAATGCGGATTTCTACGATCTGCAGGCCGTGATAGATGCTATCAGGCGCGGGCAGCTGCCGGAAGATATCGCGGAGGGGATGCAGAAATGGATCGCCGATAATTTTAATGACATCGTGGGACTTATGATTAAAACTGTTTGGTTCGGTCTCACGGATACCGGCTACTTTGTGGCATATATACCGGAATCGTGGAAAGATGTAATATTCAAGACGACCGGTTATGATTATCAGAATGATTTGCAGCCGGAGTACGGTCATTTAGTCCTCCAGGCTAATTACTACACACATTCTATTTAAGGGGGTGCAGATATGGCAAATGGAGTAACACAGTATATTGGGGCGCGATACGTTCCCGCATTCTACACTAACGGGTCCGGTACTTCCGAATGGACAGCTAACACGCAGTATGAACCGCTGACCATTGTCACCTGGAACGGCAACAGCTACACGAGCAAAAAGCCGGTACCTGCGAACATTGGATCGCCTGATACGGCTCCTGAATACTGGGTATCTACGGGTATTTATAATCAGCAGGTGGAACAGTATCGTCAGATTGTGGAGGCGCTGCAGGCCGATGTTGAAGACTTTCACACTGAGTATGATAACGCTCACCCGAAAAAATATGTATTCCTGGGAGACTCCTATAATAATCCGACTTATGGTAACTGGGGCCCGGCGCTTGCCGGTTATCTCGGACTGGCAGAGGCGGATTATAGGAACCTGTACCAGGACGGCGGATCCTTCTATGCGGGAAATCTGCTTACAAAGCTTCGCAACAGCACCAGCGACATTACACCGGCCATGGGTAAAGAGTATGGCGCTATTGTAGTTCTCGCGGGTATCAATGACGCTCACACAGATACGCATGATAACTATGATGCCGTGACAGATGGCATATCAGCATTCTGTGCATGGTGTAAAGGCAAGTTCCCGAATGCTACGGTCTATCTCGGTTTTGTAGGTAACAGCATCGAAACGTCAACTATCCTTAACGGCAGAGACTGGGAAAACATTGCGAAAGCCCTGGGGCGGTATGCACGCTGCGGTGAATTCGGCGCTAAGTTCATTCCTAATTTGGAATACGTTCTTCATGACTATTCCCTGATGGGATCTGACGGAATACATCCGACGGCAGCCGGCGGGCAGGAAATCGCGAGATATACCGCATCGGCTCTCAAGACCGGCGGGGTAGATGTCAAGCGCGAAATGCGCACACCCGATCTTGCGGATATCTGGGACAGAACCACAAACATGACAGAGGGATTAACCGTTAATCTGCTTAATCCGACTTTTTTAAACAGGAATTTTACAATTTACCAGGACAATGCAACGCAGCTGATCCAGTTCAGATACCGTATCGCTCTTATATTCGCAGAGACTCATACACTTGGAAATGGCGAACAGTTCCTCTGTGGTGTCATTAATACGCCTCTGTGGAAAGCTAAGCCGGGACTGATCATTCCGATTTCCGGCAGCGCTAAAAAGGCAGATAACACATATGTATCGGTAAAAGCGCATCTGACTATCAACAGCGGAAAAGTATATCTGCGGATGGATCAGATCGGCGATGACTGGACGCAGACCAACGTTAATGTTACACAGATTCTTTTCCCGCCGTTCGACGTGTGCGTTCCTACTATGATGTGCTAAAGTATTTTCTTCCTTCACCCGGTGCCGGTTCCTCCTTCTCCGGTGCCGGGTATTCGTTATTCCGATTTAATCACAATCATTCTCCCCATCTGAATCTATGATAAAATCATGAATATCTATGCATATCTATTCATTATGAGATATTAATAAAATCGTAAAGTTTTGTTCGATAATTATCGAAAAGTTAT